GGGTTTATAAGTAGATGCTTCAGGGGCTTGGGGAGATGTAGTTGTTCTAGTTACATCGGAATCAAATTGGGGAATATCTTCTACATTATTATCAATATCAATAGCATTAATACCATCTAATGTAGATTCAAGATCTCTTATAATCTTTTCAGCTTTTCTTCTTTTTTTTCTAAGACCAAGAATCGCAAAGGATATACCTTCAGGATAATTAAGTAATATGTCTAAAATAAATTCTATCATTATACGTCTACTTCTTCACCATTTTTTATAATAGTAAATTGATCATTTATTTGTTGTTTTTCTCTTACAACATTAGATCTAGTTTGAGATACTTCTTCTAATTTTTCTAATTCTTTTATTTTATTAATTTGTTCCTGGAATTTTCTAATGGTTTCTCTAATATTTTCTATTTCAGTACTTAAATCAGGTTCTTGATTGATTGTATCAAAGGTACTACCAGTATTATCTAGTTCAACAAGTGAAGAAGATGGATCTAATACAGGAACTTCTTGGAATAATTTAGTAGTATTAGCTACAGGTATAGCATCAACTCCAAATGAAGCAAAATTAGTTGAAGCTAAAACAACAGGAATAGTTTGCCCTGATGTCATATAAATTGATGAATCATCATTTTGGATATCTTCATATATTGGGAACCAATTGTTAAGAGGTAAATCAACTTGTGATTGTCCATTTCTTATAATTGTAATAGGGTTTCCTTCTTGACCTTCTGTACTCCAAGGACTTTCTACATTTTTATTTTCTTTAGATTGTTTTGCTGTTGAACCAAATCTAATTGAGTTTCCAAATCTTCCTTCTATTATTACGTCTCCTTCATTTGGAAATAAATTTCTTATATTTGCTTTTTCTTCAAAAGTATTTCCGGGTTTAGGTTCTACTACTTGACTATCCTCACTATTTTCAATTCCTTTTTCTACATCTTCTTTAGGTACAGTATCAGTGTTTTTACTAGTAGATGAATTTGAAGGAAGCATATTTAAATGACTCCTCCCCCAAACCGAGATAGCATTCATATAATAAAAATCTATAGCATCACTATTTTCCTCTAAAGCTATATTTCTAGAGGGGCCAGATGTTATAAAAACTATCTCATTAATTAAAGGAACCTTTCTAATATTATTATCAAGTGGATAGGCGATAGGTCCTTGTGGAAAATTTTCTTTAGAAGTACTATTACCTAATAATTCAAATTTAATAGCCCCAATATTTGCCCACTCACCACTAGTTTGAAATATAGAAGCCCCATTAGTTGATGTGGTTAAAGATATATCTATAACTCTAGCAGCTAGTAATCCTCCATTTTGTATTACAGATATTGGATTACTATTAGGTACAAATGCTGAATTCCCTATTGTGGGAAATTGGTTATTAACTGGCATTATTTACCTCTTCTAATTTAGGTACTTCTATTTTTTTATCTAATTCTTGAAGAGAGCTAAAGAGCATTTCTTTATCCTCATCTGTTAGAAGTTCCTCTGAATCAGCTGCTTTACTATTCATTGCTCTTTGAACAATACCTGCCATTTTGATTAAGGCATCATCGTTTTTAATAGCTAATTCCATATATTCTTTAATTAAAGGAACAATCATTGTTGCCTCACCTGGTGAAGTAATTAATGGTTTTAGTCCTTCTATTAGAGAACGTAATTGAACTTCTTTATCTTTTTGATTTGTATGTATTTCCTTTAAAAGATCGGCAAAGTTTTTCTTTCCGAATAATTTTATGCTTGAAAAATCCATAATTTATGCTTTGGATATAAATATGGATATATAGAAGAGTTAGAATTTCATACTAACATATCCGTGCTCATTATATTGGCTCATCAATCTAACGTATATTTTTTTCATTTTTTTAATTACCTTAGTAATTTGTGGTGTAGATTGGTCAGTCATTTCACGGATATATATGTATATAGCTTTTTTATTAAATAATTCTATATTTTCTCTTTTACGGAATAATTCTAATATAGCATCGGCTGTTTTAGCATCTTCGGATTTAGGGAAGTGATCAAAGATATATAATTCAAAATATCTAAGTAAATATTCTATAAATTCTGTAGCTCTATCTAAAGGTTCATCTGGTGCATAATTATTGGTTAAATCAATTACTATAGATTGGTCTGTATCAACAGCTTCAACATCTGTTTTTTGTTTTAATTTTTTATAATTATTATTATTATAAAGTATTAAATAACGTTTTGCTATAGTACCAAAATAAGAAAATGCTTTACCTTTACCTTGTTTATATAAATGAAGTTTTTCAAGTAAAAAGGTTATTACCTCGTGCTGTAAATGTTGAATTGTATCTACCTCTGTATAATAGAACTTAAATGTATGTATAATATTTTCTGTTAATTTAAAAAAAGCATATTTAATACGTGCATTATATATAGCATTACGCTTATCTTGATTTGTTTCATTAACATATTCAAGAATAGCATCCTCCGTATCTTGGGTAAAATACTGATTTTTAGTTTTTGGTCTTCTTTTTCTTAAAGTTCCTTTTTTAGTATATTGAGGTCCTTCATCTTTTTGAGGTACAGCTAGAATTTTTCCCTCAAGAGACTCGTCTAATGGTGTAATCATTTAAGGTTTATGATTAATATTGTATTCGTTAATTAGCTCTTGAATCTCCTTTATACCATTAAAAAACCACCCTATTTCATCATCTGATTGAAAAATTTGTTTTGAATCTATTTCTTTAATTTTTTTATTTGACTCCGTCATTATAGTAGATATAGTTTGAATATACTCATTTTGAGTATTAATTATATCTTCTTGTCTTTCGTTTTTTCTAAGTAAATTCCAAATTATATAGGAAATAGTTCCAAAAACTAAAATTCCAACATTAATCAATATTATTATAGTAGTTGTAGGCATTAGAGATTCTTAACTAAATTCATTAAATTATCATTATTAGAACCTATTTTATCTAAGTTAGTATTAACTCGATCTTGTTTTGTTGATTTTGGTTTTGGTTGTTCACCAAAAGTATCCAACCATTCACGTTCAAACTCAATACGTGCTGCCATTAGGTCAGCTTGGTGGACTATAAAAGGAAGTGAAGTACGAGGTTTTGTTTCGGGCATAAATCCTTTTAAATATGCTTCGTTTGCTTGATCATATAAACCATCGTGAGTTTTAATAGCAATCCATTCATTTGTAGTTAATTGGATTCCTGCTTGTTGTAATAAAAACAATGATCTGTCTGGGACAGACATGTATTCATTAGCTGTATTAAAGGTGTACATTTCACCTAAATTCTTTTTTCTCCATTCATCAGTGGAAGGTACAACGGATACATGTTCTAATGATCCTATTTTACCTAAGTCATGGTTTAAAGCGGCAACAAATAATTCCTCTTCTGTGTAGGTATCTTTGGTTCCCATTTCCTGCCACACCTTATGAACCTTAAATGCGGCAGTTATAACACGTATAACGTGATCAACATAACCCCCCGGGAAACAATTGTGATACGCTTTTTTATGTGAAGCAGGAAGTAAAGCAATTCTTTCATCTAGTTTATTATAGAAATCTAGAAATTGTTGTTTACGTTCACCTGTAACGTATTTCTCAATTCCATTTAAGAGAACGTCATAATTGCTTTTTATTTGCTCCGCTGTTAAAACCATGTTAGTCTTGTGTTTCGTTATTTAGATAAGTTTGAGTTTGATCTATAATTTCTTTTATAGTATCAATTGTCTCATTTACACTTCTATGTTCACCTCTTTGTGAATTACTTTTTACAACATTAAGTTGATTTTCAATTTTTGCCAAATTACGTTGTAATAAATCTTTATATCTCATAATAAAATTCCAAGAGGATTTCTAGTGCTTCCTCAATCGTGTTAAATATACGAACGCCATTTAACTTTTCCAAATTTGTTTCGGATAATATATAAATATATTCTTCTGGGGATTTCTTAAGATAAATGATAGGGTAAGATTCTGTTTTTAAATTCTCCTCTAACCAGTCACCCATTAACATATTTAATTCAACATCTATATCTGTATAGGGAACTTCTAATTTATCAAGTGCACCTTTTAAAGTTTGACAATAAGTACAGTGTGGAAGTGTATATAACGTTATTTCCCCAACCCCTTTTCTTTCTATTTCCTTAACCCCCATTTCATAAATATTTAATTTTTTAAATCTCTCGTATCAAAAAGGTACGAGAAGTTTTTTACTTTTCCAAATATTCTGTAAGAAGTTTTTCCCAATCTTTAATTTTCTTTATTCCTTCTTCATGTTTATTTTCTTCAAACATAGGAAGTAAGTCATTTTGTAAGGTTTCAAGTACAGGTTTAATTTCTTTTTTATCTACTGTTTCAAAAAGAGGTTGACCTTGGTTTTCTAATTTAAATAAGTATTCAAATTGTTCTAAAGAAGAATTTAAAAGTGAATTTTTTAATTGTGTAAATTCACCTAAAGAACCTTCTAAGGCATCTATTGTATTTTTAAGTATGTCTTCCATTATATATAATTTTCTCCTAATTTCATAACTGCTTTTTTAGCTTCACTAAGCTCTACTTCAAAGAACTCTCTACTATTATTAACACGGTATTCACGTAAATAATTATGTACCTCACCTTCTAGTTGTTCACCGTTAAAACACTTAAAAGCCCATTCTACTTTATATGGTAATGCAACACCTGTAGCACGAGAAATTTGAGCAGCTCGTGTATCAGGATCTAATTTAGTATAACCAATTTTAAGTAGATTAGGGGTAGTAGGGTTAGATAAAATATAAACCCATTGATCACCTTCTCCTCTTTCAACAAACATATTTTTCTTTCTAGGGGTATAATAAGTAACATCTTCCCATCCTTCACTAGCGGGATAAGTAGGGTTAGTAGAAGGGGTTAGGGTAAAAAAAGCAGCTGCTTCTAAACCGGAATTAGTATAATCTTCATCTAATGAAATATACTGTTTTGCTTCTTGTGGTGTAATATTTTTTAACATAACTTATAAATTTGACTCAGCGGACTCCTTTTTAAAAAGCTAACCGATAATGAGTATATCCAATAATACATATATACTATCTTGGGCGTAATTCAATTAAAATCGAATCTTTAACGCGATA